TACGTGTTCTAAGGGTGCTCCAGTATCGTGAAGCCTAGACTCCATATAATGACGTAAACTGTAAGCTGTAAATCTTGCTGGTTCAAACGTTCCTAATGGATTGTTACGAGTTATACTTTCAGGTTTTAGTTCTTCTAAAAATTCATCTCCAAAATGATGCCTAAGTAATAAATTCAATTTATCTGTTTTTACGGTTTCCCCATCTGGAGCCAACCTAGAAAAAATAGTTGCATTTTTATCTGTTGTGCCTACAGAAGCTAGTCTTCGTCTTAAAATAGCTTCAATTTCTGGTAAAAGGGGTCTAGTTCTAGGAACTACGTCTGTTTTTTTTGTTACTGGGTTTTTTCCTTTAGAAAGATACCTTATCATTTTAAAATCAGCTTTTGGATCAATAACTCTATTTATCGCATCTTCAATTTGTCCCACAGTCATTCTGGCAAGATCTGAAGGTCTGAATCCTCCTAATAGTTGCAATGTTAATAAATCTTTTGTTTCTTGAATTGTTACTAAAGCTTTAGCTCTTGCCTTTGCAGTTCTTATATCCACAAAATTTTTTGTTTTGTCCTCTATGGTTATCTGTACCACTTCTTGTAATTTTTCTAAATCATTATTAACTAATGCTTTTTCTATGTCTTCTAAATGGGTAATTGTTTCCTTTATTTTGTTTGCAGTAGACATAGGAAAATGTCTAATTTCCTTTGTCTGCATAGACCTAGCTTTTCCTGTAAGTTCTTCGTATTCTGCTGGCCCTAGAACTTGTTTTACGCCATCCGCAAATAAATTTACACCTCCTCTTGTATCATAATCTAAGTTTTCATTAACAAAAACTTGTAATGTATTCGGACCCCAATTAAGATGGTTTAATGGAGGTACGTTTGATTTTCTAACATGATCTGCAATAGAAGAAATAACTTGTGGATTTATTAAATCACCAAGTTTTACATCTAAAATATTAATTCGTTCTGGATAAAGACCATCAGGACCAGTTTGTATCTGTACAAAATCATTCATATATTCAAAAGCTTTTCTATAACGGTCTAAAGTTGACTTGCTTATCTTTGCTTTTGTTTTTCTTTCTATCCATTCATCCCATAGTTCACGAACAGTCCTATCCTTGTTTCCATAGATACCCTCAAGGCCTCCTGTATCTGGAGAACCAGTTTGTATAAATCCACCTCTTCCTCTTCCTTCTACCATTAGTATCCAAATATGCTATCTGCTGGTTGAAACGTATCTTTCTTTATCTGGTTAAATATGCTGTTCTGTGGTAAACCTGTTGGCCTAGTCATGCACATATACCTTAATGCATCGTAGGCGTGATCATCAGACTTGGTGTCTACATCCTCACTGTTAGTCTTAGACAAGGGTATCGTAGGTAGAGTCCTTATTAGGTTTGTACAGGTAGAGAATATCTTTAGTTTTGGTTCGTCTGTACGCTCGTCTATGGCTAATCTTCTGTGTAGCTCTATTTTTCCAGGTATTCTGTTTTTATCTGCTGGTATCCAACGTACACCGTTGCGTATCATTGACTCAGCTATGCTCGGCCCTGTGCCGTGTTTAGACCAACAAGCCCCATCCAGAACAGAAATCTGCATCAGGGGATCGTTTTCCTCTAATGCGTTGATTATTCTTGCCAGAGTTTCGCCTGTGTATCCCTTGTCGTATAGTTCCCTGTATACAAAGATGTTTCCATCCCAATCTACAGCACCCCAAAGTACGCAACTAGGACTACTATAGCCATAATCGGCTGCTCGTAGTCTAGGCCAGTTATATGGTACTTCAAACGGTTCAACGACATGCACAGACCTGTCAAACTCTGAGAATGCTGCACCATCTGCAACATCCCAATCCCCTTCTAGAAGTCTCCTGCGTTCTACTTCTGGCAGGGAAAGCAACATGGCTTCGTATTCGCCACTTTCCATCAAAAACGGATTATCTGTTAACCTTGCAGGTATAAACCGCCTTTGGTACAGTGGTTCATCAGCGTGTTCTGGGTGGTTCGGCCCATAACGTAAGATATTTCCACTGTCAATGTCTGTAGCCCAGAATGGTTCGTTAGGAATTGCAGGGTCTACAAACATTTTCTTTAACCACCAACCCCCTACGCCTCCAGGATTGGCAGAAGCTCTCATATACGTCTGGATCTCTGGATCAGTAGTACGTAAACGAGATCTAAGGTAGTTCCAGACATACGGTGTTGGGTATTGACCTAACTCATCTACACCGATCCAAGTAAAACTCTGTCCTTGATACCTTGTAACGTCATTATCCTTGTCAACATAACTGAATAACGCTGTAGCACCGCTAGGAAACGACCAAGTATTCTTGGATTCTCGAAATACTGCACCTGGAAATGCCTTTGGATACAGCTTTCTTGACTGGTCTACTAATTCTGTTAGTTCTGCCAGCGTCCTTCTCAGTAGTAACGCCCTGTGATTACCGTTAGAGGCGTAACGCAGAAGGTCTACCAGCATTGCAAATGACTTACCGCCACCTGCTGCACCACCATATAATACTTCTTTTTCTGGTGCTGCCAAGAAGTCAACCTGTGGACCCTTATTAGGTCTGAATACGACTTCTGTGTTCTCTTCTATTGATTCTCTTATATCTTTAGGCAGTGAATCAATAAATTCTTTTGTTGTTGCTCCACCAGAACCAGCTAATTTCTGCCCATTCTTCTGTCTGGTGTGTGTTTCTTGTATGGTATTGAGCTTTTTCTCTATAGAACGCTGCTTGTCTTTCGCTGCTTTTAGCTCTTTTCTTACTTCTCTCTTTCTCTTTTCTGTCCTTGAAAGGTTATAACGCCCCTTTTCTCCAGGCTTCAGCTTTGGTCTTGCCATTACTTCTTAGGTGTCTTCTTCTTTTTATTTTTCTTTTTATGTTCTTCAACGTTCCTTAGTACCCTTTTAACACCTGTAACTGCTTCGTGAACGTATGCTCCTAAACCAGCAGCACCTATTAATGCAGCACCTGTTTTTATAACGGGTCCAACCCATGCTGTTTGCTCTCCGTCTTTAAACTTAGCTTTGCGAACTGGATTTGCATAGGGTTTATCTTTAGACATTCTAACTTATCCTCTTTTCTTAGTTCCCTTTTTCATGCTCTTGATGTGGCTGGCAACCCTCTTTGCCTGATTAGCGTGCATTTTGCTTGCTTTACGTAACTCAGATGGTACAGTTTTAATTGATTTTACACTGCCACCCTTGTTCATCTTAGCAGTCTTAGCAGATCTTCTAAACGCTTCAGCAGTTGGCGCACCTTTGCTTCCTACTTTCCTTTTCTTCTTTGTTTTACCTGCGCCTAGCCGTTTAAGATGTATATTCCTGTATAATCCAGGTTTTTGTTTCTTTAACTTAGCTATTTTCTGTTTTCTTGTCTCAGCCATATCTATGAATCCACAAACTTTGCCTTACGAACACCACCGCCATATGCGTATTTCTTGACGTAACCGCCACTAGCTTTGTCGCTATAAAATTCTTCCCTGTGTCTTGCATCAGCCCTAGCTTTTGCTCTTTTATTCTCAAATTCATTAATTATGTCTTTAGCCATCACCCTTTCACCCTCATCTGCTGGAGGATTCTTTTGATCTAATATCCTTCGGGCTGCCTCTACTTCTCTTAACTCAGCTTCTTCTCTCATTCTTCTCTGTTCAGCTTCTGTGGGGTTGTCAGGGCGATCCTGATAAAGGATACCTTCTTCTTCTTCAATCATTACTCTGTCTCCTGATCTATAACTATTTCTTTGGGTTTATCTTTGGAGGGTAACATAACAATGCCATGCATTATCTGTCCCTCTACCTCTACTTGCTGTTTCTTGCCAAGACCAACCCTGTCAAGAACGGATTCTGCTGTTTTGATACGCATATCCATCTGGTTCAATGGAGTTGTACCGTCAGCATCTAAACCTTCTAATATTCTGTTAGCAGCCTTAACAGAGTTTGTTGCAAGCATACTTCTAGTGCGATCTATAATCTCGTCACGTAAAGAACGTGTTAACCAAGACCTAGATTGTTCTTTGTATCCTGCAGCAACAACGGCTTTCTTGACATGTCCCCCATTCGAGATGAGTTCTTCAAGAAAGCGTTCTTGTTTTTCTGTTAATTTTCGTTTCTGTGTGGCTGGCAAGCTCATTCTTTAATTTCTTTATTTTTTCATTTACTACTATTTGGTATTTTAATCTTGGAAAATGTATATGTTCTGTCAGTTTATTTAACACTTGCTCCATTTTCTCCCACAAACAGAAACGTACCCTCCCTGTTCGCTGTATTATGTACTCACTTTGTTAAAGTTAAGTTTGCGTAGGCAATGCGCTCGTTCCCTCTAGCGTGTAACGGAGTTACGTCTTACGAACTGCGTACTCTAACGTTTAATGATAAAAAGGAAGTCCCTGCGTCTGTTGCCTACGCAAAACACTCTAAAACCATGAAGTGTGGATTATAAGTTCGTCCTTCAATATAATAATATTGTACTTGGTTGAATCTGAACTATAATTTTATCCACTGTTAATATTACATTATAGTGCTGTAGAACGTTTTGTCAAGTAAAAAATTAAAATAATGCTTGACAGATTGCTCAGAAGTATTATAATGGTGTATAACACCTGCGGGCGGTATAGTATGTATATGTACTATATTGTTTATTGTCAAGAAATAGCCCATTATAACCTAAAAAACCCAAAAAAAATAAAAAATATGGCAGCAGTGTATATAAAGTTATACCTACCCCCTAGTGGCCCATGCGTGGGGTTGCTCTTTTGTTCCGCACATCTTCTCGCAGAGGAATTGTATTGGTCTCAATAGCTGTGTA